TTGATGGTTAATCTGTTGCATACAGGTGGTGATGCAGTTGTTGCTGTTTATGAAGAGACACAGGCAACGTTGATTGACGAAAAAGAGGCGCGCGCGCCTAAAGTTATTGAGCAATCAGTCAAGGCGTCTGAGTCCATACCGGAAGTTGACGATTTGTCCAAGATTGAATCTCCGCTGGTGCAGGCATTCATTCGGACGAGTCCTGAAGCGGACAGAAAAGCCATTAAAGTGATGGCCGGGCAATTTGCGGTGCCTGAGGGTGAAGCTTATTCTGTAGAGGATGATGTTCCTGCTCCAAAGGTGCTCATTTCAAAGAAGGCAGATTTATCTCGGTATGAGGGGTTGATCTTTAACACGGAGAAAACAGATGGAAGAGAAAAAGTCGGTAAATAATCATTATGTGGTTGTAGGGGGGAAGGTTGATTCTGTTCCCAGACATCGGTCCTCAGCATCAGTGGAGGCGCTTTTAAAGGGTCTTCGCGAGGATCTTATGGGAGTCATGAGCGGTTGGGCTTTTGTGTTTATAGACGGTGAAGCCTGTAAGCTTTCTGCTCCAACGCAGGTATTCTCATTGCAGATGGCTAGTGGCCAAATATTTGAATTGAAAGAGAATGATATCACGTTTTCAGAGGATGGCCAATTTCAGTGTTTGGTCAATCCAGACCAGCCGCTTTGAGCCGTAATGCTTTCCTTCGTGCGATTCGATTTAGGACTCTCGTTCCTTTATTACGCGCGTTTTATCCTCGTCTTATCCCCGCAGCATTCTAGAACTTTTTGATCCATTTACCCCCGGATAGGAGAGCGGACAATTGAAGCTAAAATTGGCAGAGTTGCTTGACCAAACGCAAGATGGTTCACGAAAGCTCCCACTTAACAGAGCGATTGTGGCTTGGTTTGGAGGGGCGGCGGCGCTGCATTCGGATTACGTACCGTTAGACGCATTAAGTTGCGTGGTTTTAGTTCGTGGACGGCGTCCGTACATTTACAGAGATGGCGAAAGAAAACTGGAGGGGCAGGGTTCTCTCCGAGCGGAACATCCAGCTTTTGTTGTTGTGGCACCGGTGATTTATCACGGCAACACTCTTTGTATTGGCGGAGAGGGTTGGCAGCGATACCGGAAGGCGTCCAAGATTCATTTTACTCAGGATAACTTTCCTGGCGCCAAACCGGCTGGTGCGGTTCGTGACTTACTTTGTAAAGAGTTTAAAAACCCGGTAAGTCTGATCACGAGTTCGGATCACATTCAGGGAAAGTATCACAGGAAGTTACTGCGTTGGGCGCATCGTATGCAGAGTGAAGAGACTCTGATCAACCCTAAGCTTGGGTTGGCTGATCGGCAAAGCATCGTGCCGCCCACTTTCCTGGTGCCGAAGAGACAATCTCCGTTGAAGCTTAGGTTAGGACAAGATCTTGAACGTTGGACAATTCATTGTGCTGAGACTGGGCGCTGGTCTGTTCCTGGGGCATTGGGGCAGGTTGGTGAAACGTCTACGCAAGATCGTGGAGAAGTTACTGTAGTAGATGCTCATACGATTCATTTTAAAGGGTCGTATGAAGACGATTACAAGCTGAGTTTAGCTCAGATCCAGTACGAAAAGTTGATTGGACATGTTTTTGGACGTGATGATGTTGTTGTTTCTCTTGTGCCGGTTGTAAAGAAAGGGGAGGTTGTGTTGGTTAAATGCGGACAGGCTTTATACGGTCCGCTTAGGAAAAAGAGTTGGAGCGTGGAGGAGTTTAGAGCTTTACCGAAAGAGGCGAAGATGGCCGCGTTTTATTTAGCGGCGCTTAGTTCGGCACGATTCATTGACGGTGTGTATTATTTGGATTTTACGCATGCGTACGGAGATGAACAGCCGATTGTTGACCTGAATAGTGTTAAAACTATCCAGGGGACGGAAAATACCCCACACGGCCTACGATATAAGGCCGAGGGCATCCATATCGATTTAGTGTCTTTTATCCGTTATCATCTGAAGCAAAATGCAGAGGAACGGAAGAAGATGCTTCCTCGAAAAGCAGAGAAGACAAATGCCGGCAATAGTGTTGACGGCGTTAAACCTGCTAAGGTTGCCGCAAGTAAATCCTTGGAGTAAGCAGTTTTGCACGGGGCCCGTAATGGGCCTCCGTGCATTTTTTCTTTAGCTATCAGGACATTGACGCATTCGATGATTACGTATAGTATCTCTAGTTTGGAGGTGATCATGAGTGATAAGCGTCGTTTAGTTCAGGAAGCTCAGACCAAGTATCGGGATGGGTCTGAAGAGGGTCATAGTCGAGGCACGATCATCCCTAAGGCTATGAATGTTCGTGATGGGAGTGGTGTAAGATTTTCGGTTCAGCCTATTCCACACAATATTGTTGAAGTTGATGATAATGGAGCGGAGACAGTTTATAAGTTAACTGCTGAAAATCTAGAGGCTCTTATTAAGAGTAATCAGGAAGGTAATGAAGGCAGTAGTCCTTTAACGTATCGCGATATCATTCGTGAGGATGTGAACGCACAACGATCGTTTTTAGATGAAGTTCAGTTAAAGAATCACGATATAGGGGAGGAGGTTACCAAACTCATGCCTCTTGAGCCAGGCGGACACGCGCCAAAGGTGGGTTATTTGGAGACAAAATTAGCCAACGGATCAATTAGGAATGAGGATGCGTCAGCTCCGGATACAGAGGAGATTGTGTCTCAAGCTGCGATGGATGCAGCTAAGGATCGCATAAATCCACCTCCACCTGTAATCGAGAATGATTATGCGCCGATTAGACCAGACACGATGCCTCCTGTTTCGACGCCGGAGTTTGTTGATCAGCCTATGTTGACGGACTCTGTTCCTCATAAGAATTCATCCGTTACGAGGGTTGCCAGGAAGATTCCAGGTGGAACAGCTAAGGGGCCCTCCAAGGCTGTTCCTGTAGCGGCGCCTCAACCATATAGCATTCCGCGAAATAGGCCTGCGGTTTCTATGCTGATACCCAATGAGGAGATTCAGGAAGAGCCTGAAGATTTGGACAAGGAGCCTGATCCTGGTCTTGGCCCTAAGCGGCTTGCTAGTTATGCGGTTCAGTTGCGGGCTACTGATGTTGAAGTGCCTCCCGAACCTTTGATAAAACCAGCTATGATGCTTGAGTCCATGAAAGAGACGCCGCCACCGCCGGAACTTGGGGGCGTAGATCCTTTTGAGCAGGATGGGGGTGTTGCCAGGACTTCGGTTCCGTCTGGAACTTTAGGCGCTTATAGCAATTTGAAGACCAAGCCGATGCAGATTGCACGAGTTCGCGTAAGATTTATCGGTTCTTTTGGCAAATTAGCTGTTCCTTATAATGTGGTCTTCCGTTATGACTATTTATTGGTTATGCTTCAGTATAACCCGGACGGCATGTTTTATGAGCCGCCTGATGTGGCTAATGGTCAGCACATTGAGGTTCAATGGCATGGAAGAATTTTTATGTGTTTCTCTGGTCCTTACTTTATAATGCCTGATCAGCAGACGGCCGTTACGCTCTTCTTAATTGATGAGAATGAAACTTTGGAGGTCCAAAATGAACGAGCAACAGGAAAAGCACAATGAGATAAAAGAGGGCGTAACTCCTTGTGATTTGTGTTCTTCTCCAGTTGTCGTTATTATTGGTTCCAGGGCTCTCTGTTCCGAGCACTCGCAACATAAGATCAGTTCAGTTCCCAGTTCCCTTAAGAGTGCTGGGGAGTTTCTTGCTGACAATCATTCCGCGAGGTAATCGATGCCTGGGATACAGGATAATGTTGGTGTGTTTCCGTCGTTTCCGTTGGTTGCGGCGGGTGCTCAATCGCTGAATAGGTTCAGCCAATCGTTTCCAGACCCTTACTTGGATTATGCGTCTACGCAGATGCCGCGAAGCATCTATGACGTCTTGAGGTGGTGTTTTCTTCCTGGGTCACTTGTTAGGATGAAAGACGGGTCTTTGCGTCCTATTGAGGACATCAGGGCTGGAGATGTAGTTATTAATCGAAAGGGTGATCCTGGGAGAGTGGCGCGGACCAGTAGCCGTCCTTGGTCTGGGCCTATCGTTAAGATTTATACGGCAGATGGGGCTGCTGTCCCTCTTTGTAGCATTCCTGAGCATAGTCACTTTTCAGTGCGTACTCCGCGTCTTAAGCCATCATGTTGCGTTGATGCGTTGAAAGCCAGTTGTGTTACGAAGCGACTGGCTTCTGAGCTTAGAGTTGGGGACTATTTGATATCGCCTTTAACTCAGTTAGATGAGACGGGGCAGTTCCCTCGTTTTGATCCTTACATAGCTGGATATTATTTGCATCATTATGCAAGCGTAGGCTCTTGCGGTGATCGAAAGCAGCATGATACGGGTAAACATTATGCGGTGCGCTTAATCGTTAACGATGATCATTCTGCCGTTCGGCGTAGACTGGAATCTACGTTAAGTAATGTGGCGGCAGTTGACAGGTCTTACGCTTCTACTGTTTGTGCTGTGCACGATCCGGAGCTAACTGATGCGTTGCTGGATTTATGCGGTAATGGTGATTGCGAAAAGTGTCTCCCTGAGGTTGTTTTTACTTGGAGTAAGGACTCTGCATTGCATTTTTTAGCCGGTTATCTGGATGCAGCTGGGCATGCTCTTATGCTTGATCCTTTTAAGTTTAGCGGAGCTGCGATTCCGTCTTGTAACTTGTCGTTGCTGCTCCAGGTTAGACGATTGGCAAATGCTGTGGGGCTTACGCCTACACTTTCACCACTGGAGAAGCAAGCTGGATGCATCCTACGTTTTAATTGGCATGATCTTAAAACGCTGCAACCTTACTCTGAAAAGCTTTGCAGTTTAACCTTGAAGGAGGACGGGAAGGAACAGCCAATGTGGACTGTCTTGAAGGAAGACACAGTCTATCGACGCATAAATCGTATTGAAGAAGAGGATTACGCAGGACTTGTTTATAACTTGGAAATAGAGGGAGAGCATTCATATTTGGTGAATGAGTGTGCGACGAGTAATTGTGAATTTGTATGGATTACGTATGGAACATATCGCATGGCATCGCAACGCGTGGTCAGGTATTTCTTGACGAAGATTGAGTTGACGGATGCTTCAGACGATGAGAAGGAGAAGTACGAGAAGTTCATCGATTCGCAGTTACACATGATGAACAGCTTGGCGTATGCCGGTGATAATGTGATGGCTTACGGTAATTGCTTTGTGTCGCTTTACATCCCATTTCGTCGTTATTTGCGCTGCCCTAAGTGCCATATTGAACAGCCCATTGGAAAGATAGATTGGCATTTTGACAATTGGGAGTTCAGGGCACGTTGTCGCAGTGAAAAGTGTAAATACGAGGGTGCTTTCACGCGCGTGGACAGGCGTGCGTTGGAGCAGGACAAGATTAAATATGTCTTTTGGCCTCCGCATGAGATTCGATTGATTTATCATCCTGTATCGCAGGAGATCCAGTATCTTTGGCAAATTCCGGAATATTTCAAGGCGTCTATTCGGGATGGGAATCCGTTTTATTTGGAGAAGACTCCGTGGGAGATTGTTGAAGCCGTGAAGAACGATCAAATCTTCCGTTTCGGGGATGACATCATTTTCCACATGCGGGATACGGTGATTTCAGGGGTTCGTACGTTTGGGTGGGGCGTTCCCTTGATCATGTCTAATTTCAAGCAGGCTTGGTATATCCAGGTTTTGAAGCGGTATAATGAAGCCATTGCGCTTGACTACATTATTCCTTTCCGTGTTTTGACGCCAAAACCTGGATCCAGCCGTGAGGCTGATCCGCTTTTGAATATGAATCTTGGTCATTTCCAGCAACGGACGTTGGCCATGTTCAAGCAGCATAGGCGGGATCCAACGACGATTCACGCATTGCCATTCCCGGTTGAGCTTCAGCTTCTTGGAGCGGAAGGTAAAAACTTGGCGCCTACGGAGCTTCTTGAGAGTGGTGTAGATGAGTTTTTGAATGCGCAGGGCATTCCTGCTGAGATGTATAAGGGTACGCTTCAGTGGCAAGCGATGCCGACAGCTTTGCGTCTTTTTGAGCGTACTTGGGTTTCGCTTGTTTCGAACATGAATGATTTAATTAACTGGACATTCAAGCGTGTTTCGAGCATCAAGAATTGGGAAGATCTTAAAGGTCGATTGCAGCCTGTGACGATGGCTGACGACATTGAGAAGAAGCAGATTCAGCTTCAACTTGCTGCAGGACAGCAAATTTCTAAACAGACGGCTTTGGCACCGTTTGGCATTAATTTTAGAGACGAGATTAAGCGTGTGCTGGAGGAGGAGCAATATTCCCAAGAACAGATGGCGCGCTTTCAGGAAGAGATGGCTCAAAAACAGGAGCTTCAGAGTGCGTTCGCTCAAGGTGCGCAGAATATGGCACAACCTGGAGCACCTATGGCAGGAGGAGCTCCTATGCAACCTGGAGCGCCTATGGGAGGCGCACCGATGGGAGCTCCATCAGCTGGAGGTTCAATAACGCCTGAAGATATGACCATGCAGGCTGAGCAAATCGCACAGCAAATGTTGGCCATGCCCTTTGAGCTGAGAAAGTCAGAGCTGTTGAAGATCAAGAAGAGCAATGAGACCATGCATGCGCTTGTGATTTCCAAGATGAATGCGATTCGGCAGATGGCCAAATCTCAGGGGGGGTATCAGGCATTACAGAGCATGGTCGGTGCAGGTTCGGCCATGTAGGAAGGAGCGGCTTATGACCTTGCCTACTGAATCTTCAGGTTCTTGGCCATTTACTGGAGAAATTAATGTCTTAATGATTGAAAACGATGACGATTACGTATCGTTGATTAAGACAAGTCTTAGTCACAAGAGCATTAATATTTTTCAGGCGTCTACGCCTAAGGACGCTATTGCTCAGCTTTATGGCTATGACAAATTTCATGCAATTACGCTGGATACGGGGGTGTATAATGGTGACGATCCTGTTAAGATGGTCAGGGGTATACTTTTGGCTGCTCCTGGAGTTCCAGTCATAGCCTTGACCCGTAAGGATAGCGATATTCTTATGCAACGGATGTTAAGGGTTGGCGTGTCAGATTATTTGGTGAAGGAGGATGTGTCTTTAGCTCAAGTGTATCGATCGATAAAACGCGCGGTGTTTAAACTTATTGAAGACGTGGATGGGGACGATAGATTCCAGAACGCATTAAACGTGCTAGATCAGTCTATAGTAATGATGCGGAGGAATACAATTCTTGGGTCTAACGGATGAACTTAGAGATTTTCAACAAAGACAGGATGAAGCAAATTCTGCTACACGTGAACTGATTGGTATTATTCGTAATAGCCAACGATCTGATCGTTACAGAATAGAAGCTTTGGAAAGATCGTTGCGAGATGGGGGAGACGGTCGGCAGCCGATTCTTGAGCGCGTTCTTGTTCTTGAACAGAAGATAGCGGTTGCGGAGGTTAGCGTAAGAGATTTATTACAGAAGTTTTCTTTTTATGTTTCCGATAACAAAGACATTGAAAAGGAGAGGATTAAAGGGAGAACTGCCCTTTTGGTTGCGATTATTACTGGGGTGGTTGGAATTATTACAACTGTATTGGCGTTTTTGAAATTAGGTGCTGGGTCTTGATATGAATAAGCTGGTTGTCGGTCCTTGGGTTGGGGAGTTTGGTTGGGAACTTATGTCTTGGCAAGGTCGCGCGAGAAAGTTAGCTGAACGTTATACTGAGGTTGTTGTTTGCTCTCGAGTTGGGCATGAGCTTTTGTATGCTGATTTTGCTGATGACTTCATCTCGCATTCCATTGATGGCGTGAAGGATTGTTCTTCTATTCGAGGGTTTGACGTTGAGGCCTATAGGCGGCTTGACGCCAGGTTGAATAAATTGGGTGGTGTTCGTTTTAAACCTGGCGTGATATTTAGACAGAATGAGCAAACTTTTGTGAAGTACGGCCATGGTGCTCATGTGACCAAATACGACATTCTTGTTCATGCACGCAGACATATAGGCAAGCGTTCGCATCATGCTTATCCGTTGGAGGAGTGGGACAAGTTGGTTTTGAAATTGATTGGTGAAGGGCTTACGGTTGCCGCCATAGGGACTGAGGCATTTTTGCCGCATGGTGCTGTGGATCTTAGGAGCATGCCGCTGTTTTATGTGGCAAATGTTGTGGCTGCAGCAAAATTAGTTATAGGTCCAAGCAGTGGGCCCATGCATTTCGCTTCTCTTTGCGGGACGAAACATATTGTTTGGACTGATAAAGGATATTATAGTGCATTGGGAGGTACGAACAGAGCGCGATACGAACGGCTATGGAATCCGTTTAAGACTCCATGTCGGGTGATTGACGATTATGGATGGGACCCGCCTGTGGACAGTCTTTTTGCTGTCATTTTGGAGGAGTTAAGGGATGAGCGTCATTGAAGCTGTTTCAAGCAAGGAGTTGGCATTTAATCGAATGGTTGATTTTTGGATTAATAAAATCGAGCAGCAGGGAGACGGTTATGTTGGAAGGTTGGGTGAAAGCCAGGATATTCAAAAGCAACGGATTCAAGATATTGTAAAGATGCGAATTGATCCAAGTTTGTTTTATGACACGGCGCTTGACTTTGGATCTGGATGGGGTCGTTTCGATAAGTTTCTTAGCGATTTTTGCGGGCATGTTTGGGCGGTTGACATTCTCGATACTTTGGTGCGTCGGGCGGCTCAACAAGCTCCGTGCATAACTCCTTATTGTCTTGGCTTTCCCATACATATTCCTTTGGAATGTCCGAAGTTCGATCTGTTTTGGGGTTGCTT